TGGTCTGGCCAATTTAAATTTTCGAAACTTTGATTATTAAATAAATAAATAAGTCCATGAAAATAACCAACGGTTTGATTTGATGAATTTTCTTTATATATTAAATTAGGTTTATAAATTTGATAGGTAAAATTTTCTATAATAAATTTATCTAAATCATTTTGGCTCATTTTTAATTTAAAAAAATTAATAATATCTATTTGCTCTTGGCAAAGATAGAAAATTTCTACTTCAATGATATCATCGTCTAAAACTATATCATTTAGCGGCAGAGTTAAAACTTTAATATTTTGATTATTATCTAACCATTTTTCTTCAATATTATCTATAGTGATACTATTTAATTTTATTTTTTGATTATTTTGATATTTATATGGCCTAATATAAAATGCATTTATTTTATGTTGCGATACTAAATCACTATTCAATATAAGTTTAACGCCAAAATTATCTGAACTTTTTAATACATCTATAAAAATTTTATCAATTTTATCTTGTTCTAAAATTAAATTAGAATATTCTACATTTATTTCATTAAAAAAATTTTCAGATTGAATTACAAATTTTAAATTTTTAAAAAATCCTATTTTATTTTTATTTTTTAAAAAATCATTTGAATTACTACTTAGATCATATATATATTTTTGTTTAGCTACTTTATTATTTGATGTTAAACTTCTTAAACTCCTTGGCGGGGCAAATACAAATTCAAGAGGCACATCTTCTTCAAGATTAAATCCATAAAGCCATAAAGCGTCATAAATATTATCTTTCGAAATAGATATATCTTTATCTTCTTTTATTAATAAGTTCGTTTCGTTGTCAAATATTTTAACGTTAAAAAGCTTTCCTTCAAAAATATTAAAAGATTGTTCTAGAAAAGAAGGCTTTGTCGCGCTAAAGTCCCAATCAAGATCTATATTTTTTGTTAAAATTTTATAATTCATCACGACATTCCTCCTACTACGTTAATTCCTCCAGTTAAAACTAAACTTGGCAATGCTTGCGCGCTTAAAGTAATCGAAGATGTAATAAAATTAGATTTTTCATTATATGGATTTAAGGCTTGGACCCCAATATACCATGTGCCAGTTCCAGTAGGAGTGAAAAATGGAGGTAAATTTCCAGTAGCAGAACTTCTTGGTAATCCTAAAGTTTGATTTCTAAGTGGAGAAGGAAGTGCGTCGAATAAATCAGAATCTAAAATTTGTCCATTTACAAATGGATTATTAAATCTTCTATATATATTATAGTAAGAGACATCGCCTGAATTAGTTGGTGGATTAATTGTATAAGCGATTGAATTGATTCCTGTCTGATTACTTGTATATGCTGGAGGTTGTTCTCGGTGAGAAGATCCTCCATAATTTCCAGAAACATCTCGATATAAAATTCGTAATGATAAAGATGGGTCTTGAGGCTGTGGAATTTTTGTAGGGACAGATATTAGAGCTTCTCCTGTTACAATGTCTGTATATTTTTGATCTACATATTTTAATGCTGTAATCGTATAATTTTCTACGTCAGATTTTTGATTTATATTTGTTACTCTATATGTTTCTGGAACATTTAAATATCCTTCTAAATAATATCCTGGATATAATAGATTACTTGGATTATTTATGCCATATCTATTTGATATAAATCCAGAATATAAAGCTGGATTATAATCTATAGTCCAAACTGTGTTATTTGGTAAACTTTTAAATTGGTTATGCTGATCTAATCCAGATGGAAAACTAATTCTGATATAATTTTGATATATCCCGCTTCCACTTCCTATATAATTTTTAAGATTATTAATTTCCATGGTTTGAATTTGAGATTTTCTAAAGAAGTTTGAATTTAATCCTGATATGCCACTTGAAGTTTGATTATATCCAGTAATATATAAATTTCCTAAATATGTTCCATAGTCTATATTAAATGTTGGCGTTAAGAAATGAATCTTTAATGGATTTACTGTCCCCGTTAAAGCGTATAAATTATTTTGATTGTATTCTACATCGATTGTCGCTTCTCCAGTCTTTAATTCTAAAGTTCTTCCACCAAAATTTTGATATTTTTGATTTTCATCATAAATTTTTATAATGTCGCCTGGCCTTAGATACGCGCCATCTAAACCTACGTCAAATGTAACAGTTTCTGTTTCTAAATTTTCTGTAGTTAAATACCATCTTCCCATTCTTTTTGCTTGGCTTGTTTTTGTCGCACCAAATGCGACAATTTCTGTCTGTCTAATTCCATATTTTAATAAAGCGCTTCTGTCTTCCACGTATTCTACTGCTGGTAAATAATTATTATTTTCATCATTATATCTAACTAGCGCAACAGATCTTCGAGCTTTTTTCGCACTGCTAGAATAAGTAAAAGTTCCATCTACAACATTTGAATTATTAAATAGATAAATGGTATCTTTAGGTCTATCTTGATTAATAAATAGTTGTCCAGCGGAATAGTATATTAATCCGTTAAATATTGAGGCCATATCATTTAAAATTTTATGGGCTTCATCTTTTGTAGAAATCAAAACATTACATGTAAATCTAGGTTCTAATCCTCCCATCCCATCTGGTACAAGTTGATCACAATATTGACTAATTTCATATAAACTCCATTTATCTACTAACTTACTATCTATATATTTTCCTAATCCGAATCGGTTATTTGTTATCAAATCATATAGACACCAAGCTGGATTGTCTGTCCATGCTAATTTAAAAGTTCCATCCCAAAAATTATTATATTTTTTTGCAATTGGATCATAATTTGAAGGAACTTTAACTTTTAGTAATCTCATTTTATATTTTCGATCAGGAATCTCAGCAAAATATTTTGCATTAAAATTATTAAAAACCATCGCTGTATTTGGATATACAAACCTATTTGCATAAACAAAATTAATACTATCTATAGTTGTGCTATTACTTCGTGCGCTTTGATTAAATTCTTCTGTTAATTTATTTATTTCTACTGCCCAACCAATCTGATTAGGCATTAAATCAATAAAGTATCCGTTTTCTGCCTGTGGTCTTATATGAAACGTATAATGAATTAATGATCCTTTTTGAATTTTTCCTCTTACTCGAAAATCATCAGATGTAAATAGTCTTGGGTTAGATGTTGGAACAGTAATATTTGGAACAGCAACTACTTCTTTCCTATCGGCAAAGACTCGCCAAAGTCTTAACCCAAATTTTATCTCATCTGGTAATACTACGCCTGCATTTACGCCAGAAGTAATTTGAGAATATAATGCATTTATTTTAACGCCTATTTTAATAGATTCTGCTTCGGTATTATATATATAATATTTTTTAGCAGGAGTTAGTCCTGATACAGTTCCACTATAAAATACCGGGCCATATAAAGTTTCATTTAAACTTTTTGTAACCGAAGTTTTTACTGGATATTTGTTTTGATCTACGCTATAGCCATCATAATGATATCTATCTTCATAAAGATTTATATAAGGATTTGAAATTGTATGACTATTTGGTGTGCCATAATCATATTTAAAACTTATAAATCTAAAATTTAATAGTCCTTCCGTCGTAGCGACTGGAGTTTCATTCCAAAAAATTGATCTGGCTTCAGGTGGAATAATTCTTGTTGGATCTAACTGGGCAGAATAGCCTATGTTTCCTGTCACAAATGGGCTGAATGTTACGCTATTATATCCTATATCTCCAACATTTTTACCACTTATATTATATATATAACTCCCTGTGACAAAACCTTCTATGGGGCCTTCTGAAATAATATCTAATATACTGCAATTTTGTATTGTATATACGGATATATCATTCATGCCCGTAGTAACTATATTATACCAAGTACCATAAGGTACTGAATTTTGAATATCATACGCGGTTCTTAATTTTGGCGTCCTGTTATTATATAAATTTGTACCACTTTGCTTTGCTCCTCCTTTATTCGTCCCTCCCTCATCAGGATGCCTTGTGTCCCAATGGAATCTAGTTGCTCCACTATAATATACATTATGTGGATAGGGGAAAAACGAGGGATCGCTGGAGGTGCCCTTGCCAGTTTCTAGATAAAACGATCCAGTTTGATCTACAATTTGAGATCTTGGCCCAATAATTCCGCTCCACGCATAACTTAATAATGGAGCATGAATTTGTATTTCCCAAAAATCTTTTCCACTAAATACTATAGTATGATTTCCTCCAAGATGATTTGCGGCTAAACTATCTGGAAATTCTGGATTTCCCCAAATAAATCCCATGTTATTGACATAATCAATTCCATGAAAACCTTCAGCATATAAATTTGGATTACCTGGCATAAATTTATACTACATAACTACTTGATTGACTAATTAACGACGCCTGTTCGTTAAAATAATTTTGAAATCCATAACTAGAATCATGCAAAAATCTTACATCTGATTCAGTAGTGATTGTAGTCCTTCTATTTGTGACATATGTATTTTCATAATAAACATTGGAGGTAGTGCTTCCTATCATTAATTGTCCGTATCCTACTGGGACAGGGCCTCCTTCTCCAACTAGATTTATTGGCCCATTAAATAAATATGATTGTGGTCCTCCATTTTGACCTACGGCCCCTTGAGTTTGAGTTGTAGCTTGCTGAGCTTGATATGTCAAATGTTGAGGTGGTTTAGCTAATAGATTTGTAACACCAACAGAGATTAAACTTATTCCTCCTAGTATAAACGACGGAGCCATAGACTTTGGTATTGGGTTGAAGTCTGAGCCAGCCGTCATGCCCATTGCAATCCCTCCGATGCCCGCTGCAATGCTTAAAAAATCACCCAAACCTGCACCATCAATTGATGGAATAATATCTATTGTATTTAATTTATTTTTAGGATATTTAGCGAAAAGTTCAGAATTAAATATTTCAGAAAATGGAATATCTTTTTTAATATTTAATAGATTTTTATTAACTAATATATAGTATTCATAATTTTTATTATCTATAATCCATTTTCTTAATTTTCTAGTATTTGCTTCTAAAGCCCTTAAAGCTTCGTTTACGCTAAAAACTTCTAATTCCCATTCTTTACCTAAATCTTCGCCCATTTTACCATGTAATGTTATAGTCGTCATATATTTATTTACATCTAAAATAATTAAATTTGTTTTGTTTTATATTATATAATATCATATTGATATTATGATATTTTGAACATTTTATATCTAATGGACTAAATTCATTATTATCAATTGTATGGCTATGATAAATGTATAGTATTTTATTAGATATATTTAGAAAATCTAATACAGATATTTTAAAAAAACATTCTTTTTCTTTTGCAATATTTTTCATTTTAATACATTTAACTTCTTTTTTATCTTTAATAATTAATCCACAACACTCTTCTGGAAATGTCTCTATCGCATGATTTTTAATAAAATTTTTAATTCTATTTTTCATTATTTTATTTGATCTAGCCCAG